GAGGATTATATAAACGCGAATTATAACGCTTTGAAGCAATTCTGGTTGGTGGCCAATGAGTATAGGGACGGCATTCCGAAGCACGGTTACTTCGTTGGTCCCTGCAAGCTTGACGCGTTGCCCCGGAAAATCGGCCCAAATGCTAAACTTTTTGGCTTTCAGTCTCTCGACGCCCAGGACTTCATAGAAAAGCAGGTATATATTACGACTGCTCATGGCGGCCAGCACTGGGATGTCGGCCTTACAGGCGCATATGATCCGGTTGCGGACAGTACGGTCTTATTTGTGGGATTCCCGGTACAAGCTTATGAGATTCATGATGGAAATTACGCTCTATTGGTTTTGCGCTCAAATGAAAGTGAGGTACGGGAACTTACCCCCGGGCAGGAGAATCTTCGAGGTTTGTTTATAGAAGATTCATCTGGAATTTTACTCAGTAGTGCGGACGCGTTAACCAGTGAAAGTGATAAACTTTTGGTTGTTTTTGTGAGGAGTTGAGGAAATATGGCAAAGCTTACTCAAGAGATGATCCAAAGACGATTGGAGACGGTTGTCTCTGGCACATATCAGCCGGATCTCCCAGGTCTGCCAGGGCTGGTTTTCGTCAAGATGGGGTTAAAGGAACGAGGTATCTCGGCCCGGGCCTACTCCTCGAAGCTAAAGGAACTGATGGCCGCCGGCGGCTACTTCAGCGAGGCACTTCTACCCTCAGTGCTGGAAAGGGTTTGCCGAGAGAATGGACTTGACCTCAGTGTGCTGAAAAAGCAGCGTGAAATTTTGAAGCGTTTTTATGACAGCATACCGCCCGAAATGGCTGATCCCATCGACCAATTAACACCAGAGGAAGTGACGTTACTTTCGCCGGAAGAGCGTGCTGAAAGAGAAAAAGACGCGGAAGGGCGCGGTCAGAAAATCATGGAGTGGCAGGTCAATTTCTTCACCGAAGAGGACTACAAGACCATGGAAATGTCCCGGCAAATTGAGCAGCTGGAGCAGCACCTCAAAGCTAATACCGCGGAGCATTACGCCCGAAAGCACAGGGATGAGACGGAGATTCTCATGTGCGCCCGCCGGGCAGACGACATTGAAGAGCCTTGCTTTGGGAGTATTGATGAAATTCAGGAGTTGGAGGACTTCAACCGGGAGGGGCTCGTACAGCTTTACCTGAAGTGGAAGCAATTTAAGGAGGGCTTGTCGCCCCAATTTTTTCGTCCCGATCCTATTAACTAACCCGGAGTGGCTCGAAACCTGGCGGGCTAACGGGGAGGGGCATGTTTTCCCCGGGGCGCCAGCGGAGTGGACGGCGGATCAGCGGCGCCTTGTGTCGATAACGAAAGAGTACTCGGCTGCGTTTTCGGTCCTGGGTATGCGCGGGCACGAGCCTCCGAAGGATGAGTTGTTACAGGATTACCGGAAATTCCGGGAGTGGTGGCAGGAGTACAGCAAGAGCCCGGAAGATATGGGTTCTAGCCCCTACAAGAAGTACAGCCATGGGTTTAGCGTAAAGAGGTGAAGTTGGCGTGTCAAACGCAATTCTATCCGCTGACATTCGTGTAAACGATGTTTTTAGCCAGGCCATGCGCCAGTTTGAGCAAATGCTCCGCGCCAGTATCCAGTCTCAGCAGCAGGCGATCCAGGTTGCGAGGCAACTTTCCCAACAAACCGGTCAAATGGACGATTCTTTCCAGCAACTGGGGCAAAGCCTCCAGGAAACGTCCTCGGCGCAGAGAGAGACTACCCAGTCGATCCAGGATTTAGCACGGGCTCAGGCGAGCGCCGCCAGTACGGCAAACGCCTTCGGCCAGGCCGAGCTGCAGACAGGCCGGTCGGCGCAAATGAGCTCTCAGGCGCAGCGACAGGCTGCGGAATCAGCCATCGCTCTGGCCGCGGCCTACGCCAGAATTGCAGCCGGCGCCGGCGGTGCAGGGGGAGCATACGCACAGGCGGCCGCCCTATTTAATACGACTGTCCAGCAGCAAGAGCGCGTGTCCCGCGCGGCTGAGCAGTCGGCCAGAGCCCAGCAGCAGGTGGAGCAGGCTATGCGGAATGTTGCGCGGGCACAGGCACAGCATATTCAGGCCACGCAGGTCCTCGCGGAAGTGCAAGGGAGGGCCGGGCACACCGCGGCAGAGCTTGCGGCAGCCCAGGCCCGCGTAACCCAGGCAGCGCAGGCGAATGCTCAGGCTCAGTCCGCTGCTGCGCAGTCCGTTCACAACCTCGCGCAGTCGCAGGCCAACGCATTTCGGCATATCACTCCATCTGTCGAGGGCCTGAGAAACGCCCAGCGACAGGTCAGCGAGGCATCAAGCCAGGTCAGCCAGGCACTTGCCCGCATGAACAGCGGCCAGGCGATGACGGCGGCACAGACACAGCGGTTCCAACAGGCTCTATCAACGCTGGCAGGGGCGGAGCGCAACGTTCAGGTCCAGACCGGTCTCTTGGCTCAAAGCCTGGCAAACATGGGTGTCACCGGGCAGGCAGCCCAGCGGATCATTCAGCAGGTAACGAGCGGGATGCGCGGGGCAGGATCTGCCGGGGCGTCTGGGGCTCGTGGTATCGGAGAGATGGCAGCCCAGATGCTGGGGGCTGTTGGCGCCGCGTACCTGCTGAGGCAGGCACTGCGCTCAGTGATAAGTGAAGGCCGTGAATTCGAGCTGACCATTCGGCAGGCTCAGGCTGTTACAGACAATTTCACGAGTACGCTGCGCGATCTGGCAATGGCAAGTAAGGGCGATAAAATGGATATCCATGGTCCCCTTGAGCTCGCCAAGGCATATCGCGAACTTGGGCAGGCTGGCGCAAACACCCAGGAGATTATAAAGGCAACGCCGGAAATACTTGAATTTTCTACGGCGGCCATGTTGGATATGGAGCAGGCCGCCTACGGCGTTGTGGCTACGGCTAAAAGCTTCGGTATTGCCCTGACTGACACGCGGCAAATTACGGACGCGTTTACGCAGGCGATGAACCAGGGGGCACTCACGGGCAAGGACTTTCAGTGGATCATGTCCTCCGCCGGCGCGGTAGCCAAGATGGCCGGGCAGGACTTCCGGGAAATTCTCTCCGTGGGCTCGGCTATGCGTGACGCCGGCGTGCAGGCGCAAGATGCCGGTACGTCAATTAAGTCAGCTCTTATGGCGCTGATCAACCCGACGGGCGAGGCCTCTGATACCATGAAAGCCCTGGGCATCGACATATACGACGCCTCCGGGAAAATGAAGCAATGGAGTGAAATTACCGCCGACTTTGAGAAAGCCCTCACCCCATTCAACGACAAAGGGAGGCAGTTGGCGCTAACAACCATCTTTGGCTCTGACGGCATCCGGGCCATGTCTACCAGTATAAACAAGGGAAGCGGATACCTCAAAGAGTTTACCGAGGGACTAAAGAACGCTGATGGGGCCACTCACAAGATGGCCAGCGCTATGGCCGATACCTTTGATGGGGCAATAAGGAGGACAAACGCCAGTCTGGAGCGGGCGAAGGTTCTGTTGTTCGAGGACTTTGCTAAAGGGGCGGTCGGCCTCCTTGGAGTAATCAATAACCTTATTTCGGGATTTAATTCGCTTGACGAGGGCAGTAGAAGAGCCGTTGAAACTATCGTTGGCGGAGCGGGATTGGTCATCGCTTTAACAATCCTGGCCAATGTCGCCAAAACTGCTGGGTTGGCACTCCGGGCAATGTGGGCAAGTGCCGGTCCGGTTGGTTGGGCTATAATTGGGGTGTCAGCGCTTGTCTCCGGTATCATGGGGTACAGCCAATCACAGCAGCAGGCCGCGGAGGCGCAGCAAAAAGCAAATGAAAAACTGGCAGAATTCAATAGGTTGGCCCGTGAGGGAATACCAAAGGAAAGGCTTGAGGCCACAAAACAGGAAGTCAAAGCCATCCAGGATCTTGTCAGCGAGTATGATCAGCTTCAAAAAAAGATTGAAGATATAAATAAAAACGATAAGCAGTCGGGTATAAATTACGATGAAGTGAAAGCCCGGGAGTCACAAAAGGCAATCACAGAGGAACTTAAAAATTATGGCCTAACCCTTGATACCGCCCGGGGTAAGGTTGAACAATTAAATCAGCGAATTGCTGAAGCTATCGCCCTGGACTATGGCAGCGTCGTGGCCCAGGCGAATAAGGCAACTACGCTTAAGCAGACTACAAATGCAACTGTCGGGCTTATTCAGGAATACCTGAAATTAACAGAAACTGTAAAAAGCGAAAACGACGTAGTCAATCTGAGCGCGGCACAAAAGAGCCGCCTTTCCGTCGTCGTTGGTGAGCTTGCCAAAAAATACCCTTCGCTGGTCACGGCTCTTGATGAACACGGAAAAGCGATGCTTTTAGATAAGCAGGGTATGGGCGAGCAAATGACTGTAATGAAAGCCCTCGCCCTCATTGAAACGCAAGAGGCCAGGGCAAGGATTGAGGCAGAGCGGGCCAAGACTGTCGCGGTTATCGCCCAGACACGGGAAAGGCTAAAGGCCATAATCGCGGAGCAGAAAGCGCTGCGCGATGCAAATGCCTCCCTCAAGGCTGAGTTTGAAATGCCCGCGATTAAAAAAGTTGTAAGCGAAAACCCTGCTCTGGCGATGGTGTCGAAACCAATCCAGTTCTCTGACGCAGAGCTTACGGAAGAGATGAAACAACGGCAGGCGACGCGTGAGCAGGCGGAAAAGGCTCTAAAAGTTTATGACGATGCGCTTAAAAACCTCAATAGCGGCACAATACTTGACCTCAGTACTGGAATTGGCGCGGCGGGGACTCAAAGCTTCGGCGTGCCTGGAAAAGAGGGAAAAGGGAAAGCTGAAGCCGCAGCCGCCGACGCTACTAAGGTATACACCGAAGCCATAACCGAAGCGCTCTACCCATACAAGGAAGCTACCGAAGCAGCGGCTGCAGCCGTCGCCCTCTTGGGCGCCAAAGAGCAGCACCTCAGTCAGGTCATGCAGTCCGGCCAGGGCACGGCCTACCAGGCCATCGAGCTCAACAAGGTCCGTGCGGAGCAGCTCGGTAAATTATCTGAGCAACAGGAAGCGTTAAGTAAACAGGCCGACGCTCAGCGATTAGCAATGGCCGAACTTCAGGTTAAATATGAGTCCGCAACAGACCCGGATGCCGCCAAAGAGCTGCGCCAGGAAATCGAAAATTTAACCAGCAGCACAAACCAGCTATCACAATCCTGGTGGCAGGCCGAGCAGCAAAAGCTTTCCCTTTTAGAACACGTCAAACAGGAAGAGCAAAAGCGCTACGACGACGCGTACCAGCAGGCCATGGACCTGATGCGCCACCAGGTAACCATGGCACAGATGAGCACCGAGCAGCAGATTGAATATCTCCAGAAACTACGGGATGCTTACCAGTGGAGCAGCCAGCAAATGGCCAGTATTGACGAAGACCTTTACCGCCTCCGGAAACAGCAACTTTCCGATTATCTGGGCAGGCTTGAGGATGAGTACAAATCCAAACTGGACGTCATTGAGGCTAAAACCAAGAAGGTTACGGACGCGATTCAGGCTCAAATTGATGCCATGGAGGGTGAGGGCAAGGCTTCATCCCGTGAGGAGGCTGCCAGGAAGCACAATGAGAAACTTGCCGATTTGCAGAGTCAACGGCAATACCACGAACTAAGGACCGGCCAGGAGCACGCCAAGGCCATAGTTGACATCGATAAGCAGATTGCCGATGAACAGCGAGAGTATCAAATCCAGCAAGAAGAATGGGCCAGGGACGACAAGAAGGAGGCACTGCAAAAGCAGCTGGACGATGCCAGGAAAGCCGGGGACGAGGAGCGCAAGCAGCTTGAGGACCATTACCGCAGGGCCCGGAAAATAGCTGAAGGCGGAATTATGGATGTTATTGCCTCTCTGGCTGCCACCAGTCCCAAATGGTTACAGACAGGTAAGGACTTAATCGATCAGCTCATCGCAGGGCTTGAGTCTGGTGACTTCAGCAGTGTGCAGAAACAGGTAGATCAAATCCGGAGCCAGGCGCCGTCGGCAACGACTACGCCCGAGTCCCTGATGCCTGAGAAGCACAGCCAGTTTTGGCCCTGGAAGTCTCCAATAAATGAAATTGTATGGCTAAAAGGTGAGTGGAAAAAGGCATCCGAGACCGGTGACCAGGCGGGCATGGACAGTGCGGCCGGGCAGGCAAAGAAATATTACGCTCAACTCCCTGGGTGGATTGCGGATATGTTGCATGGAATGAGTTACGATCAAGCATATCCGTGGTATAAATCCCAGGTTTACCATGAGGGCGGCATGGTCACAAAATACGGTCCTCGGAAACTCGCTCCGGATGAGGTGCCGATCATTGCCCAGGTTGGGGAGTATTATCTACCACCGGCCAGTATGGCAGATGCGATCCGTGGGGCCACGGTACCCATGCCGGGAGCATGGGGCGGGGGGAAAGATGACGCTTCCGCAATTGAGCGGGCCGCCGACCGAATCATAGCGGCCATTGAGTCAAAAATGGGAGTAAACATTCAAAGTCTCCTGCGAATTGACCGTTTTGAAAACAACGACGAGACCGATATTGACATCCTAACCAGAGACCTTCGTCGGGCGGTTACCGCCCTGGGCGGATAAGAGGAGCGTGGCAGAGCGTGAACCTAAAAGATTATTTAGCTATGATTACCGGGGCCGCCAAGAAAGGCGGCTCATCTGTATTTGAAAATGGGAAAACGCTTGTTCGAGCCGCAGTCGGCGCCGGCCTGGGCGTCCACGAACACGCAAAGTGGCAGCCGAAGTGGAAAATTGAAAAGTACCACGGCGAGGCAAAGCCGGAAAACCTATACGCAAAGGAAGAGTGCGTCGGCAACCAACTCTTGAACGAGGGCATTAATACTTTACTGACACTGCTCATCGGGGGATCCGCTACTGCTTTCAGCGACGCCAACGCACGGATCGGCGTCGGGGACAGTTCCACAGCAGTGAACGCCACGCAGACCGACCTGCAGGCCGCAGCAAACAAGACGTATAAGGCTATGGACGCTACTTACCCGCAAGTCAGCGGACAGACGGTCACATTCCGGTCGACGTTCGGAGTCGCTGACGCTAATTACGACTGGCGGGAGTTTGTGGCGGATAACGGCGCCGCCTCCGGGAAAACATTGAACCGAAAGGTTGAAAACCACGGCACTAAGGCTTCCGGGGATACCTGGGTAATATCGCTGACCGCGACCATCAGTTAGGCGGTGGCCCTAAATGGCAGATAAAATCATTGTTGTCGCCGAGGGACTGCAATCCATCCAGGAAGCCGTTGGGCTTGCCGCAGCTTACGACCCCGCCCTTGATACCGGGAAAGGAGTAGAGGCTGTTTCTATCAACGCATCCATAGGTGCGTCAGATGAGGGGGTAGGCCTGGATTTATGTTCACTGGCTGCAAGCCTTGCTGTTTCCGATGTTGGCCAGGGCACAGATGCTTCGTCGGCAGCAAAGACCTTCTTCCTGGTAGACAGCAATAATGTCTTACAGCCGCTGGGTGTAATTGTTTTGCGTTGCAAAGGACGGGAGGATCTACTTCCCGGCACACGGGAGAACGCAGAGGAGATTCCCGGCCGACACGGGGAAATTGATTTTGGCAGCGAGTTCAGACCCCGACTACTTGAATTATATGTGGCAAAAAACACGGACTCGGCTGCCAGAGAACAGCTAAAGCGAACCTTTGCGAAGTTTTTGAATCCGTTGCAAGGCGCCAAGCCGCTTATTTTTGCCGACGATACTGACAAAACGTACTACGTCAAGTACGCCGGCAAGATTGACTTGTCTCAGTGGCCGGACTACATGGAGTTCACAATACCATTAAAGGCAAGCGATCCTATTATCATCGGCACGTGGGAGAAAGTCCAAACCGGCAGCGGCACACTGACCAACGAAGGCACATTTGAGACTCCCTTGGTAATTGAGATTGCCGGGACGGTGACTAATCCCAGCGTGGTGGTTGGTGGTCAGACATTGAGCTATACCGGCTCTCTGGCATCGGGTGACGAGCTGGTGATTGATACCGGCCTAATGACGGTCACCTTCAACGGCGTGAATTCACTGGGGAACTACTCGGGCGGTTTCCCTAAACTTCAGCCGGGGGAAACCGCAGTGACAGCGGCAGCGGCAGGGACGACTACCTGGAAATGGCGGGATAGGTGGATCTAAATATAAGGAAGGTGATTTACATTGGCAAACTATAGCGAGCCATTAAACCAAGATGTTAACAGTATAAAAACGGCAGCAGATTATGTAGGTAATAAGTGGACTGCAACCGTGGCGCAGGCTCAAAAAGACATTGCTATGCGTGCTTATGAAAACATCATTGATACAATTGGTGCAGAAAACATTAAATGTCTGCTGCCGTGCTGGGAGACTTCCGGCACAGTTTTACAAGATTTACTTCAACCAGGGAATGTTAGATTTGGTGCTATTGGAGTAACTCTAAATCAGCCTGGCTTACTCCACCAGGTTCCGAGTTTTAATGGCACTAGTACCGCAGTAATTGAAAAAGCTGTTGCGGAAAATCAAACCGCACAAACCAGTTTAAACATTACAACTGGTACTCATCAGGCATCACAAAAAGTAGAAGCAGTGGCATTGTCTGTTGGGAAAATACGACTTCAACTTGCAAGGGTTGGTAGTTTAGCTTCTGCCACTGTACAAATAGAAATAAAAACGGACAACGCCGGTGTTCCTGGAACATTGGTAACAAATGGCACAAGTGAAGCCGTACCATGTTCAGCAATTCAAACGTCTGTTAATTATGTTGGCTTTGGTTTTACAACACCTCCGAATTTGCAAAAAAATCAGCAATATTGGGTTTGTTTTAAATATGCTACTGCTACTGGTGTTGACGCATCAAATTATATACTCTGGCGATACGATAGTGCGGGAACTTATGGTCAACCCAGGGCGTATTTTGATGGAACTACATGGACGGCTACTGCGGGGCAGTCTATGGCTTTTCAGCTTTACAATGATGCACTGAAATTACCGGATGATTTTACTGTGATTGTAGGTTGCAAGCCAAGTAGTTGGGCTGTAGGTTCATATAAATTTGTGTTTTGGGGTGGATTCACACCAGCTTTTGCTTCAAAATATCTGGGTATTATGTATCACCCTGAAGGTAAGCTCAGAATGTCAGGTTCTGATGGTACACAAAGACCAGCAGATAGTTATAGATTTCCGCAAGACAATAATAAGGTTTATGCCGTCAGTTTCAATAAAACCAATTCTATAGCTAAAGTGAAAGCCTACATTGACGGTATTTTAAGCGGCACTGCTGATGGTGCTGCCAATACTGCTCATGAATTATCTTGTACTCCAATGGCTCTTGGAGCAGGTGCAAGTCAAATAGGTGACTTAAATAATGCTTTTATTGGACAGATTGGACCGTTGATTTATTGCAATGGTGAACTGACTGCGACGCAAATTGGTAAGGTAACTAATCAACTGAGAGCCTGGCAACGGGCACAAGGAGGAATTTGATAAAATGGGGTAACGCTTTACTAATAGAGATAATTTTAAATTCAAGGAGGAAAATCCATGGCAAACCAAATCAAGATTAAGCGGGGACTGCAAGCTGGGCTGCCTGTACTGGCAGACGGTGAACCTGGTTGGACTACTGATACGTTTAGGTTGTACGTTGGTCAGGGCGGTGCTTCTAGACTCATTGGTGAAGCGGACTTTTTGAAACTTGCTGGCGGGACTATGACGGGGGCATTAACTCTTTCTGAAGATCCTTCTTCGGCCTTACATGCGGCCACAAAACAATATGTGGACGCTGTAAAAACTGGCCTTGATGTAAAGGCTTCTTGCCGTGTGGCCACAACCGCCGCATTACCTGCGAACACAAGAACTGGAAACATGCTAACTGCCGATGCTAATGGAGCGTTACCTGCTCAAGATAATGTAACATTGGCTCTTAATGACCGTATTTTGGTCAAAAATGAAGCTATTGGCGCAAACAACGGCTTATATTATGTCTCGCAGGTTGGTGACGCCGGTACCCCTTGGACACTTACAAGGGTTACTGACGCTGATTCCGATGTAGAAGTTACCGCAGGGATGTATACTTTTATCGAAGAAGGCAATACCAATGCCGATAGCGGTTGGGTTTTAACTACAAATAACCCTATCACTCTCAACACTACCGCGTTGACTTTCGCTCAGTTCACGAGCGCAGGTGAAATAACAGCCGGCACAGGTTTAACCAAAACCGGAGGCACTATTGACGTTGGCGCAGGCGATGGTATTCAAGTCGATGCTGATTCCGTTACTGTGAAACTGGACGGGACAACGCTGGCAAAAGGTACTTCTGGTCTGAAGGTAGCCAATGGAACTGAACAATATCAGTTTTTAGCGACTGGAGCAACTCCGTTTGCACCTGCCTATGCTTCTCTGTCTACTTTAGCAGGTACTGGTTTGAGTTACGCTGCCGGAGCTCTTTCTGTGGCTTATGGTACTACTGCAAATACTGCCTTGGAAGGAAATGCCACAATCGACGGAGGGACCTGGTAAAATGGGTGATTGGGGTAATGCCGAACAGCCCAGTGAAATTACGACCGATGATCTTGTGATTATGATCGGTGAATATGCTATTAAAGAAAGACAGATTAATAAAACCGTACAGGGATTTAATGAAAAGATTGCTCTTTTGCAACAAGCTTTGGCAAAAGAGCAATCCGCTCAACTTTCTCTAAAGCAGCAAATTGAAACTTTGGCGCAGGATAAAATTGACATAGAAAATATTAAGTCGGAATTATTGCAAGCGCAAAATTCCTTCAAGCAAGCAAATGAACAATTAGCTGAAAAAGATAAAAACATAGGTTCATTGCAGGCAAGGATAGTTCAATTAGAAGAGCAATGTCATCAGACGGCATTGGAACGTGATGAGGTAAAAAAGCAACAAGGCACTAAAAAGGGGTTAAAAGCTGATGGCCAACACTCTAAAAATTAGACGCGGGCTTAAGTCGTCATTGCCAACGCTGGCCGCAGGGGAGCCTGGCTGGTGCACTGATACGTATGAATTGTTTATTGGTGACGGGTCGGTTAACAGGCTTGTTAAAAGTCAGCCGTTTTATACATTTAACAACCAGGCAACAACCATTCCCACAGCAAGTGAAGTGCGGTTTGCTAGATTTACAGTGCCAACAGGGAAAACTTTAAAGATAAAATCTGCGGGAATTTATCCTTCTGGCGTCGCTAATCATATCGTTGAGGTTTATAACCTCACTGATTCTGTATCTGTATATTCCACAAATTCTTCCTTTGTGGAAGGCGATTTAGCCTCTGTGGTTGCAGGTAAAGAAGTTACCTTCAGGATTAATAATACCAGTGGTGCAGAGCAAGCAGGCAGTATCGGCTTTGTTGGATTTACTGTTGAGTAGGTGAAGTAGTGATGGCAGAAATTAATATAAATGAGGGGCATAGTCATAGCGTGTGGGGAACTGCGGGTGCTCCAGACATAGTAGCATCTCCTACATTAACCGCATGCCCCTCTGGGCATTCAAATTGTAAGTTTACTAGTTACACTATATCAACCAGGCGTGGTCGGGCCTTGATTGCAAGTCAGCCGTTTAAACAGACTGGGCAGATAAATGTTAATCTGAAACATAACCATGCTTTTACGCGACCGTCAAATCCTGTCTCTACATCATTGGTGACAAGTTCTATTGCGTGTGGACTGAATCATGATAGTTGTGTTCAAGTTGCAAGCACTTATAATCTTTGCAATGGAACTGAGAATGTGAATACTGATGATTATACTCCTGGCGCAGATATTAATATCAATCAAAATCATAACCATATATATTCGACAAGGTATACTCAACTTCAATGTAATAAATATGCTGGTGGTACTTGTGGAGATGGTCATTCTTCTTGTTTGAGCGGGGGTATTAATAATGTTATTAGAGATACATTGACAAATGGATTGGTTTCATCTGATGCAAGAGCAATTTAAGGAGGTATAATATGAAAGTTGTATTAACAAAAATAGTAGAGAATTTACACGGCTCCAGAGAAGCTATCTTTGATTTGGGTGATGATTCATTTCTTCATTTACCGATTGATCGGGGCGACATTGAAGAAGAGATAAGTAAATCGTTAAAAAGATATGAGGATTCAAAACAGAAAACGGAGGTTGAGGTGCCAGCGAAGTTAAAAGATAAGGAATATTATTTGCCTGATTAAAGCGTGGAAGGAGTATTAAACCGATGTCCTTGACAATACCCGGCTACATCGAAGTCAAAACAGCCGCCGGGGCAACGGCGGCTTACCTTTCACCGGAAGCCGACGGGCTAAAAGAAGTCTGGCTGGATACCCAGCTAAACGGGCACAACACACTGACACTTGCCCTGCCTCTTGGTTCCGAAAAGTGGCAGTACCTCACCGATGCGCATCGAATTATTGCCGGCGGCCGGGAATTTGTTATCGTTAAGCCGGACGCTATAGACGTGTCCAGAGATGGCCAAAAACTCTGGGGCAAGGTCATGGCTGAAGAAAGCTGGGTACTGCTCGGCAAGAGATATGTCACCGCCTCAAACGACCCGACAAACCCCAATCCATCATGGAGCGTTGTCAGTATCATTTCCGGCGGATCGACCAAGGGCGGTTATGCCGCCGGCTCCGCAGGCAACGCCCTGGCCTGGCTGCTTGAAGGTTCCGGCTGGAGTATAGCTACTGTGGACGTTGCCGGTACTCACGATCTGGAAACGGAGAAGGAAAACCTGCTCGCCAATATCCAGAAAGTGCAGGAGGTTTGGGGCGGGTACCTGGTATGGGACAGCCCAAACAAAACCGTTTCGCTACGGTCTGAATCCGCATGGCAGAACTATACCGGCTTCCAGATCCGATATGCCAAGAATCTCAAAAGCATCACCCGGACAGTTGACTTTGATCTGGTGACGAAGCTGTATCCCTTCGGCGAAGACGATCTGAATATTTACAACGTGAACGTCCTAAACAGTGGCACGGCCCAAAGCGGCGGGGTAAACACCATTACCCTGGCTGCTTCGGCCCTGACGGTAAATCAGTGCTATACCGGCGCCACAGTCATCCTTACCGGCGGCACCGGCAGCGGGCAGAGTAAGAAAATCACGGCTTACAATGGTTCTACCAAGTCGGCTACGGTAGACAGCAACTGGACAACTGCACCGGATGCAACCACCACGTATGAGATCAAAGCTATGTTCCTGTTGAACTTCCAGTACACGAATGAGATATTTGAGGATAAGTACGAGAACCAGGAACTGGCCACTGCCCAGGAGCTGAAGGACAAGGCCGTTGAGGTGCTGGATAAGCTGTCCAAACCCCGCTACAACTACCGCGTGCAGATGGTTGATTTGCGTACCTTACCGGAATATAGTCACGAAGACTTTGTCCTGGGTGATATGGCGGACGTAATCGATGAGGGATTGGGCGTCAACGTCCGGGCCCGGATTATCCGCCACAAATACGACGTTTTCCAGCCCTGGAAATGCGATCTCGATGTCGGCGACCCGATAGAGTCCCTGGCGGCAATGCTGGCGGGGACAAAGAGCGCGGCGGAGTTTGTAAAAGAAGCTTTGAAGCCGAACCCCGGCGTTGGAAATATGTTGAAGGGCTTTGTTAATACTTTCGCTACGACCATAAACAGTGCCAACGGCAAGCTGGTCTGGGATGACAGTATGCTTCAGGCCATTGAGATTGACGCTGGCGGCGCTGAAACCGGCAAGCGGGTACGGATCACCCCGGGAGGCATCGGAATCAGCACAGACGGCGGCCAGACCTACGTCACGGCCATGACTGGGGCGGGGATACTGGCGAATACGATTGTCTGCAATGCGCTGTACGCTCTGGCCACGGAGGACGGCTACACGAAGCTGACCGGTAGAGGACTGGAAGTGTGGGACAAACCAGGAGTTGCAGGAGATACAGTTAGATTAATCAATAGCGGTAGCACAGAAGGTTACTACTCTTCGCCCAAATTTCAGTTAAGTCCTTCAACAAAATATACTATTTCCCTTAAGGTACGTGGTACAGTAGGAGTAGGGAAATTTGATGTTTTTGTCTTATCGAGTACAGGCACATTTATACAGTGTAATGGAAACGTGTTTCCTGGAGGAAGTTGGTCTCCAACAGAAGTATTTCAGGTTATCTATAAACCCTTTACGACAACCAGCGATATATCTGGTACTGAGCAGTATATTCGCCTTGACCACGATGGCGATGACGCGGGGTATATTGATATTGCTGAAGTTAAATTAATCCAGGAAGGTTGTACCGACGTTGTTAATACTTGGTCTGATGGCTGGGTTGTTTGGGGCAATGCGGGTATGGCAGCCAACATCCAGGACACGTCAAAGAAGCGGCTTCATGCGGGGCAGTATCAGTCCGGGAAATTCGGCCTGGAGGTGCGGGACAAGACGGGCAATGTGGTGATCCTGGATGAGGACGGGATTTTGCAGACGTGGCAGGAGGGCCGGGCGGATAATGTGGACGGCAGCAATCCGCTGGCACTGAATGTTTATTTGCCGGCTGAAACGAAGAGTATTAAAAAGGTGCTGCTGCGGTTCAGGCTGCAGGCGTTCCGGGCGTATGAAACAGGGGCTGCAAGTGGGGGGGAGAGCACACCTACTACAAGTAGCGGGGGTGGCAGTGTTACAACATCAGCTTCGTGCGGGTACTGGCAATATACGTTGTATGATACAAGTGCGCTTTCATTTTCAAACGCACACGACCATGGTGGTTCAACAGGTTCAGCCGGTAGTCATTATCACAGCGGCACAACATCCTATACGATCCCAACCATAACCGCTGATCACTATCATGATTATAGATATATGAATAGCGGGGGAAGCCATTCACACGCTGTTTACGATGAATCATCTCATACCCATGCTTTATTAGCAGATCATAAGCACGGCATTGAGATACCATCCCACCAACACTCAGTATACATCCAGCCCCATAGCCATGGTCTAATTTTTGGCATCTACACAAGCACATCAGCTACGGGGGTAACTGTAAAAATAAACGGCACGGACCGGACGGCGGCATTGGGTGGTCCGTTTAACGTTGACCAAAACAATTTAAACATTGCTTCCTATCTGACGATTGGACAGTGGAATACGATTGAGTTAGGCTCAAGTCAATTAGGTAGAATTGATGCCACGGTATTTGTTCAGGCGATGATAGGGGTTTAAGAAATTCAAAGAAAACAAGTTAAATGGAGTGTAAAAATTTATGAAAATAAAGGCCCGAAAAAACAATCAAAATGAGTATGAAGTAACAATTATGATGGACAAAGAAGCTACAAAAGATCGATTAAAATTTGTCATTGAAAGGATAACTTCTTTAGAAAAATCTATTACGGTAATGAGTGAACAATTAACACTTTTGAAAGAAGAAAGAATAGAAATTGAGAATATTTTAGTTTAAAAAATCAATTATTTTGCGATCAAGATAAAGATTGCCACAAAAATCATAAAAATTAACAGTGCCAATTTCCTTACCATTTTTCCAGATTTTCATGGTACCTTGCTCTGTTATTTGGAACATATCCCAATCTTTTTTAGGAACAGTTAGTGTAAAATCACCTACATTAAAAGTCATTGCACCATCAATAATTTTTCCTCCGACATGGGAGTTATGCATTTTACCTAAAGACTGAATGGATATATAGTCAGAAATAAGGTTAGGTTTTGGTGAATCAGGTAGCTTGCGTGGATTATTTACCACCACCGCCTGCCCCTGCTCATCCCACTCCACCGTCGCACCCAGGGCCTCGGCCAGTGGACGGGCGGGAACCAGTGTGCGGTCGTTGTAGATCATGGGCTTTACGTCGAACTGGTCAGTAATGTCCTTGCCGTTGACGATAAGACGGATGGGTTGATCGGCGGCGAAAGCGAAAGCGCCGGCAGAAAGAAGGGTACCAAGAACAAAGGCGATAATGGTTTTTTTCACTTAAATCGACCTCCTGATTTAGGGTTTTATTTATTTTACAGGTTTTTCCCGGCCTAAGCAACCGGGGATTTGGGGCGGCTGATATCCTCGCAAGTCAGCTGTCCTTTCTATTTGCAATTGCAATTGCGAGGAAAAATTTGCGAGGGGTAGTGAATATGAACGAATTGGTAGTTATTAAGGGGAACGATTTATTTACCGACAGCATGAAAATAGCTCTTGGCGCGGAACTGGAACACGAATCTGTAATGAGAATGATTGATAAGTACAATGAAAGATTGTCAAAGTTGGGGATGATGAGGTTTACCGATTTGAAATCGGAAAACCCCCTTGGCGGCAGGCCAATAAAATTAGTTGAACTTAATGAACAGCAGACCACCTTCCTCTTAACACTACTAAAAAACACAGATCCGGTTGTAGATTTTAAGTTCAGGCTTACCCAAGAATTCTATCGTATGCGCCAGTTTATCCTTGAGCGCCAAACTGCCGAATGGCGTCAGTCCAGGTTGATGAGTAAGAAGATTCGCAAGGATGAAACGGATGCCATTCTAACCAAACTCATCCCTCTTGCCGAGTCACAGGGAAGTAAGAATGCCGGTAAACTTTATATGACATACTCAAAACTGATCAACGCCACTCTAAATATTGAGGCAGGCCAGCGGGATAAACTTCCTCTGGCTTATATTGACGCAATAAGATTCCTTGAAAGGGCTATTGAAAACATTATTTCCATTGAGGTAGACAAGGGGACGCACTATAAGGAGATATACCAGGTATGTAAGACTAAATGCCAGATCATAAAAGATTTGGCATTCCTTCCTGCCCTGAAAATGATCTCGTGAGCACATAAATATTCCCTCTTTCGGGTTATTTTATTAGGTTAGGTGGTGGTGGTGGCCAGGATTAGGCCGGCGATGAGACCGAGGAGTAGGTCGGTGGAAAATCGTTTCATTAACAATCAACTCCTTAAAATTTAATGGGTGGTGAATTATATGGAAAATATTAAAACTGGTTTTACTTCATTCGATAACGAAAATCCTTTTATTGGGGACGCCATGAAAGAAATACCTTACGAAGTTGCCCGCAAAGTAAACAATGACATTACTAAAATATTATGCGAAAACAATCTTACTATTCGCCAAGCAGCCACAATGTTAGATTTAGTTAAAGCCGGCCTTGTAGACCGTTATCTTGTAACCAAGACTACTTAATAAATAAATTTAAAATCCCAGTGCTGAATTATGTTGCCAATTTCATCAGCAACAACAAGCCCTTCTGCTGCGGCTAAAAGTATGGCATGTATTTTTCTCAGTGATTCAAAGTTACTTTGTGGGAACGATCTCTCACAGTTAGGGCAAGACAACGACTCCTTTCTGGCAAGATTCTCTATTGAGATATTAAAGCTTTCTCCGCAACCATAACACGTAAACTGTATTTTCACAAGATAACACCTCCCCTCTCTCGAGAATCGCCAACACTGCAGCGACTATTCGACACTGGGGAGGTGTTTCCTTTAAAAAAGAATGTCGAATCTTGCCGCCTGCGGGCGGTTATTTTTACGGAGGAACGTGCAATGAGTAAACAAATCGTGCTAGTTGAAGATTTTGGGGTGACTGCATTGAAAGGTGTTCCGGTGGTTAGCAGTCGGAAAGTGGCGGAAGTATTTAATAAAAACCATCAACACGTTATGGAAGCAATTAGGAATTGTGGCTGTAGCGAGGAATTTGGTCGGTCGAATTTCCGACAGACCACTTACAAAGATAGCCATGGCAGAAAACAACCGGAATATCTTCTCACTAAAAACGGGTTTGCTTTTGTGGCAATGGGCTTCACCGGTAAGAAAGCGGCTCAGTTTAAAGAGGCTTATATCAATCGCTTCGAAGAGATGGAACAATACATTAAAAACCGAGCCATGGCTCGATTAGAATCCCGTGATCTTACCGATGCCGTTCAACTGTTGCACGCCCCGCCAAAGCATTACCATTACTCCAACGAGTTCGATATGATTAACCGGATCGTCCTGGGGATGTCATCCAAGCAATTCCGGTTACAGCAAGGGATATTAAAAGATGATCCGATACGCGATCATCTTACGCCACAACAAATTGATGCAATCCAAAAGCTACAGAACTTCGATGCGCACTTGAACAAAGTGATGCCGGATTATAAACAGCGTCAAGGCTTATTACAAGAATACTACGAAAAAATTACCACGCAAAAGTTTTGCGAATTAACTGGTTCATGAGGAATGATGCCGCCAACGGGGCGGTTATTTTCGTTGCCGGAGGTGGGGTGGTTGACCGAACTCAGTGAAATTGAGCGGATTGCAAAACTTGAAGAGGCGGTGAAAAATTTGACCGGCTGGCAGGCGACACAGAACGGTAGCTTGCAGCGAATAGACTCAAAGGTAGATGGAATATATAAAATCATGATCGGGACAGCTGGAACGGCGGCCCTTAGTTTTTTGGGCACCATTATCACGTTGTTGGCAGTAGTGAGCAAAGGGGGTCGTTAACACATGTTAACTCGCGGTTCAACAGGCATCGATGTAAAAGACCTACAGATGAGACTGATTTCCCTGGGGCGCAGTCCAGGTCCTGCCGATGGCGTCTTCGGGGCTAAGACAGAGGCGGCAGTCAAGGCGTTCCAGCACCTGCACGGGCTGATGGTGGACGGCATTGTTGGCCGGCAGACGGAGCAGGCATTGTATCAGGCATTCAATGGGGCGCCGGAAAAACTGCAGTCCCTTGCCGGCAAGATATTTATTGTCGAGGCCGGTCATGGTGGAAGCGATCCCGGGGCGGTCGACCCGGTGCAACCAGCTGAGGGGGATTATATTTACACCAAGGAAAAAGCCTTGGCCCTGGTCTACGCAAATGACTTTGCTGTCGCCCTGGAGGCCCTGGGCGCCAAGGTGGTCCGGATCCGGTTCACGGATGCTGACCTGGAGCTGGCAGACCGTACAGACATTGCCAACCGGTACCCGGATGCGGCAGTCATGATTTCCTGGCACGCCAACAGCGTCGAGAACAAGACGGTAACAGGGGAAGAGACCCTCATCTACAGCAACGAGAGCCAGGCCAAAAAGCTAGCGGAGGCCATCCGAAGCGAGATTCAAAAGGCCGGAGTCGCCCTTCATGGTGGGGGCATCGTCGAACGCCCCGGACTCTGGGTGCTGCGCAAGACGAAGATGCCGGCGGTTATCATCGAGATCGGATTCATCTCGAACCCGGCTGAGGAAAAGAAGCTCAACGACCCGGCCTACCGCTGCAAGTTGGTTGACGCCGTGGTAAAAGCCACGGTGACAGTCTACGGCCAGGACCAGACCTCGGTATCAACTCCCGCGCCCTACACGTACAATACGGCACGCTACGCCGGCTCTGATGTTCACGTCGTCCAGGCCAAGGATCCAACTATCTACATCGCCCAGATGGAACCCGGCACTGCCAGGGTTTCCGACATGGCTACCTGGAACAAGGCTAAAGTCGCCATCAACGGCGGCTATTTTTATGCCGGCGATGGAGTTGTGGCCGTGACGCCGGTCATCGTCGATCACCGGTCGGTTGGCCTGCGGAAGGCCCAGGCCTGCCCCCGGGCGGCGTTTTGTTTCGGTGACGATGGGCGGATGGAGATCCGCCAGGTGGCCGGCGCCGACGAGCTCACCAGCTACAAGCACGCCCTGGGCGGCGGTCCAATGCTGGTGCAGGACGGCGTTACTCGGGTGGCCGACGAGGGCTTTCTGTCTGACATCACCCGGGGACGGGCGCCCAGGACGGCGGTCGGGCTCATTGACGAGTGCACGGTGGTCCTGGCCGTAGTGGAAGGACGAAGTCGGGAGGATGCCGGCCTGACCCTGGAGCAGTTGGCGGCGTTAATGGTTACACGCGGCTGCCGGTGGGCGATGAACCTGGATGGCGGGGGAAGTTCCGTCATGTGGGTGGAGGGGAGGGGGGTGGTTAACCAGGTGAGTGACGGCAGGGAGCGAGCGGTGAAGAATGCGCTGATGATTATCTGATTTTTAAGGAGGACCGTTAAAAAAATGGAAAACAAATTAAGATCTCGCAAATTCTGGGTGGCCGTCCTGACCGGCGTTTTGTTGGTGGCGAAGGACGGCCTTGGCATTGACGTCGATATTGACGGCGTGACCACGGCGGCTGTGGCTGTTGTCAGTGCGGCGTACGTGATTGGGCAGGGTGTGGTTGATGCGTTTGGCCGGCGGGACTGAATAGCGCTATGAATGAAAAGCCACCTCCTACGCGGGGTGGCTTTTTTGCGTATTTATTGCGTGTGACACAGGTCGATAGATTTGTTACAGCTGCCCCGGGCCATCCAGGTCCGGGGCTATTTTATTTCCACCAAGTCTTCGATCCGGCACCCAAAATACCGGCACAGTTTTTCTATCACGCAAGAGGTCGTTGGTTCGATACCAATCCCGCCCACCAGGAAACATAAGCCTTCCGGAGATCACGTTAGGTGCCCGGAAGGCTTTTTGGTGCCCAAATGGTGCCTGGGTACTATTTTTTAATGGTGCCCGACATCAAAACACTATCAAGTTTATCGACCGCCCGGCGTTTTAACTTCTCTGTCACGTGGATATAAATATCATTTGTTGTGCTCTCTTTTGCATGACCGAGAAGTTCCTGAATAGTTTTCGTTTCCTCCCCCGCCTCAAGCAAGCGTGTGGCAAAAGTATGGCGTAGCACGTGAGGTGTAATGTCGCCTAGATTTAATTTATCCCGTAGTTTTTCAAAGCTCCGGTTGAAATTATCCGGCCAAATATAGGTACCCGCCTTAGATGGGAACACGGGTCCATTTAACTTGTACAACCCATTTTCTTTTAACTGCTCTTGGTGCCGATACAGTAACTGAACAACTAAGGTCGGTAGTGGAACAGTGCGCCGGCCTTTTTTTGTTTTTGGCGGCTCCTCTATGATGCCTTTGCCACGGACATATACAATGCCGCGACGGACATGTAAAACCATTTCCTTTTTTAACTCATTAGTCTCGGATTTTAAGGCAGTAATTGTTTGCCCTATGTCTTCGTCTATCTTCTTGGTTCCTGTCTTCAGTTCTGAAATTTTCTTTTCGATTACAATTTGCTTCATGTATGCTTTAATAGCTTGGTCAACATCTTCCCACCACAAGCCAAGCAACTCTCCCCGCCGCAGGCCGGTGCCCAACTTTGTTCCGAAGGCGGCGCCCATGGGATGAGTGGACAGGGCTTGCAGGAACTTGTCCTGCTCCTCAGTAGTCATCGCCCGCACTTCTTTACTCACAAGCTGAGGTAATTCTGTATCTTCAGCCATGTTATTGTTGATTTTCCGGTTCTTTTTAGCCTGTCTTAACGCGCCATAAAGGAGTTGGTGGACCAGGTGAACGAGCCGAGTGGATTTTTTAGCATCCAGTATGGAATTATATAGCTTTTGAAGATGCTCAGGACTCAATTTCTGGAGAGGAATTGAGCCAATGGCCGGCTTTATCCATAATTCTATTGCATAGGTATAGAGTTCGTATGTCTTGGGGCGAATTTTGTTTTTCTTATAGTCCTCTAGCCAGGTGTCCATCCATTCATCTACAGTGACCTTGTTTTTATCAATATGGGTGCCCTGCTCCAGTTCGGCAATGAGCAACGCCATGATGTGTTCGGCTTCCGAACGTCGGCCATTGTGGTAACGAGTAATCCGCCGGCGATTTCCGGTTTTTGGGTCTTTGCCCGCCTCAACGATTATTTTGTAACGCTTATTTTTGATTATTTCATGAACGTGACCTGGCATGGTGTCAACTCCCAAATCAATTAATTACGCAAACTTCCACACAATTTTTACCGTGGACTTATCCTCCGCAGGGTTGGATTAGATTTTTTGTTTTATAAAGTTCACTCATTTATATCGTTGAAACACTCAATTATTAGCTTGTCCAACTTATTAAGGTCTTCAGGACAACTGATATAGATTCTACTTTCACCTGCCCCTTTTGGGGCTGTTTCTATTTTGAGTCCATTTACTAATTGGGCTGCTTTTTCTGTCATTATCCTGGTTGAGACAATTTTGTTTGGGCCTTCAAGCTTGACTCTTATAAACCAATAATTAATATTACGATTGAAAACTGCAAAATAGGAAGCTGTATCTTTGTATTTTACTTCGCTTATGTCCTTGCCAGCTTTTGTTAAAACTTGTTTTATTATCTCAAAACATTTAAGTTCATCGTCTGTTGTTGTAATGTCTTTCTTTATTTTATGGTCAATGTCAGAAATATCTTTGAATGACTCTTCTTGAATAATTTCTTGTGATTCAATTGAGGTTGCAGCCTGGAGAAGACCTTGGCTAACTATATCCAATAAAGCATTTGAAATTGATTTTCTAACAATTGGCCTGAATCTCTCGATAACATTGCTTGTGATTCTTGTGTCGCTAAAATCTTTAATTAAATAACGAATAAAATCATCAGGAGGGTTTTTGAAAAGTTCTTTAAGTTTAGTATTAAGATTTGATGTATATATGAGCTCTTCTGCATACTTTACTATTGAATCGGTTTCAAAAACTTCCTTGCGAAACTTATCAAGAATTTCAACGTCACCAGGATATAAGTCAGTAATATCTATAATAACAAACGGAGTTTCATCCATGATATTATTTGAATTCAAATCAGTAAAAAATTTATAAATTGATCCGTTGGTAATAACAGCAAGTTTTACTTCTGGAGTGGCATTGAAATATCTTGCCAACTGCGCATCATGTAAATCAAGGATTTCATTAATTGGCTTGGCCTCGATAAAGATAATAGGTTTATCTCCTTTAAAAATAGCATAATCAACTTTTTCTCCTTTTTTCTTTCCAAAGTCAGCTATGTATTCAGATTTTACTTCAAGGGGGCTAAAAACATCGTAACCAAGAACCTGTAAAAACGGAATAATTAAAGCCTGCTTAGTCATCTCCTCGTTAGTTATATGTTTCTTTCGCTCTAGAACCTGGACAGAAAGCTTTTGCAACTCTTCCTTAAACGTCACTCCTCAACACCCCCACGTTTTATTTTACGGCATATGTTGCCGCAATCTCCCTTGCGAAAGATTCTGCATTCGTCTCAAATAGTTCATACTGCATGTCCAAGCCAATAACATAGCTAAACTTAGGCATATCATCGACGATATGTTTTAGTTCGTGAATAATTAGTTTTCTTTGAAGTTCTATACAGTTTTTATTATTTACAAACACATGGTGGCACCCTTTTTCTGAGTAATAAACAAATGCCCTTAATTCATGGTGCATTTGAACGGTGTGAAGATATATGTCAAAAGATCGCAAGTATTCTATAAAATCATCATTTTTTATTGCAGTCAAAATGTTAAAATCCATGATTTCCTCATTGACAAATTATGTATTAATATGTCGAAACCCGCCTCACAGTTTCCCGGACGGGTTTCTTACTCTTTCTGCTCCTCTACTTCAACAAAGCGAGCAAACTTAATTACGTCCCGGAGGGCTTCCGGGCTTAATTTTTTCACCTGCTGGAACAGGAGTTTTAATTCTTTTCTGTTCTCAATCTCAAGCCAGAAATTCAAAAGCTCTGGATCGTCTTTAACCGCATCACGGAAAAACCGCTTTGCTTCTTCATTGTTTTTTTCATATGGGACGGGGTCGTCTGTAAGTCCGAGGAGGTAGTCAGTGGAAACATTAAAGTAATCAGCAAACATCTTTAGCGTATCATAATCCGGCTTGCGCCTGTCAACTTCATATTGAGCATATGTACTACGTGACATTTTAAATATTAGTGCAATTTGCTCTTGAGTAAGTCCTTTTTTATTTCTAAGGATAACAAGCCTTTTACCAAGCACTAAAACACCACCCCTCTCTTTATTATAGTCGCTAATCGCGACGTAATAAATATTTGTCGCGAAACTCAACAGAAACCCTTGACAGTCGCGTTGTGCGACGTTATAATGATATCAATGAAGTCGCGTAACGTGACACAGGTAGGAGGTGACATCATTGAAACAAGACAAAATTCGCCAGTGGCTGGTTATGCGTCGCGGCAAACTAACTCACCAGCAGGTTGCGGAGTTGACCGGGATCAGTCGTTCATACTACACGGAGATTGAGTCAGGGGAGAAGAACCCAAGTGTGCCGATGGCTAAAAGGATTGCTAAGACGCTAAAGTTTGACTGGACTCTTTTTTTTGAGAATGAATGTCGCGATAGGCAACTAAAACAAACCGGCGCCGACTGCATTTAGGGAGGCGCCATACATGACAAACGAATAGGCAGGTGACGCATATGCCAAACATTGAGCCAACCCGCCTTGCCTACACCGTCGAAGAAACCGCCTCTCTTATAGGCGTCTCAATGAAGACCGTCTACCGCATGGTCGAGAACGGCAGCCTTCCCTATAAACGGATCGAAGGGGCAGGCAAAGGCAAAAGGGGACGTATCATTATCCCGGTAGCGGCGCTTAGTAAATGGCTATCGAAGCCGGATGAGCCGCGTGAGGTTGCTATGAAAAAGAATGCTAAGGAAATTGCCAAGGATGCTGTGGCTAAATTGAGGAGAGTGGGAGGGAGGTGAACACGCTGGGCGGAGAGGGGATGAAAAGGTAAAATGGCAACCACCGAGCTTAATCTGACCATGAAAATAGAAGGCCTTGAAGAACTTCAAAAGCTTGTTGAGTTGGTAAGCCTGCTTAATGAGCAGTCGATTAAAATTAGCGTTAGCGCCGGCCTATCGAAAGAAAATTAAAACCCTAATTTTTTTTCAACATACTCTTTCCCGGCTGTTGAAAGCATCTCGTCCCAAGAACCAAATTTTGTGGTCTTTGCTACATGAGTATCCATAGCTTCATCTGGAATAGCCTCAAAATCCTCTTGGGAATTGACTTCAAAACCGCCAGCTGACAGAAAATCTTCAAAGGAATTGAACTGCGTATACTGGCCCATAAAGACAGACGAAAAAAGAACGGAAAATGGAACCGATTCACCTTTTTCCAACTCCTTAGCTGCTTCTTCCATTTGTTTTAAGCGATTTTGAAGTTTATCTAAGCCATCGATCTTTATTGTCACAGAATTTCACCTCCTTTCCTTGAACTGGTAGCCTGGGCCCCTGTTAGTCGTTCTCAACCCAGGTATTTAGCACCGACTCAAGGATTTTCAGTTTGTCGGGGCTGAGATTCTGGAGCTTGTCACAGACCCGGCGAACCTCCGGCGGCAGCTCCGGGGGCCGGTCGGCAAAGAAGTCGGAGAGGGTGATGCCAAGGGCGGTGCAGATCTTATCCAGGTTTTCGAGAGAACATTTTTTGGTTCCGTTTTCAATGCCAGATACGAAGCTTTGTGCGACACCAATTTCGTCGGCAAGCCAGCTTACAGTGACATTTTTCAACTTTCTAATTTCACGAATTCTGTTTCCAATATCAATCATAATGTCCTCCAACTATAACCCGAAGGTCATAACCATTATAAACCAATTCAAGCGTTTTAGAGAATGGCCTTCGGAAAATATTACCCGGAGGATATAAAATTGATTGACATTATAACCGTTAGGTGATATTATAGTCTCAATAAAACAACCTGGGGGTGGTGACAGTGATAAAGGAAGTGGTTGATAAGCTTAAAGCGTTTCGGATTACCAGCAAAATCACTCACGAGGAATTATCTTCGATGACTGGTGTAAGCCAAAAACATATAAGCAATATCGAAAACCATAAGGTGACTCCTACAGTAGAAACTTTGCAGAAACTTGCAAAAGGACTTGGGTTGGAAATAAACCTGGAACTTCTCAACGAGCCCAAGACCATGGCGGCGGGTGAATAGGGGTAGGAGGTGAAGTCATTGCAATGCAAGTGCGGCTTTGAAATCCCCGAAAACTTCAAATTTTGTCCCGAGTGCGGCAAAAAAGCACCAAAACCAAAGCCTCCGGAACCGGAATTCGCGGATCAACCCATCATCAAAGAGGTGGATCCCATCCTGACCCCTGCCGAGGCCGCGAAGCTGCTCAAAATCAGCCGGTGGACCTTGACTGAACTGAGGATACAGAACAAATTGCCGGTCAACAGCTACTTTGAACTGCCGCAACGGAATGGGGCCGGGAAGCTGAAGACGGTCCGTTACCGGACCAAGGAGCTCCTGGCTTGGGTCGGGGCGGTGGAGGGGCCGATCACGACGGCCGGATAAGGAGGTAAAAATCAATGCCTAAAATCTCAATCGAAGCCGAAACCAGGGCGCACATCGAAGATGCCGACCCGCAAATAAAAGTCAATAACTTCAACAAAGGGAAACTCCTTCCGGGCAGGTCCTGGATGATCGTGTTCTACAAGGAGATAGGGGAGTATTCTAATTCGGGCATCAAGCTATTCCTCGACTACGCCAGCGCCAAGGCCCTGGCCGAGGGGATTCTGGCGAATCTTGGCGAGATGAAATACAGAGAGGAGGTGAAAACAAAGTGAAACAGCACAAAATCACGTCCATCTACCCAGTATCCCGTCGGCGTTACACCTGGTCCTGGGAACGAACGGCATGGCCACTGAAGGCTGTCATGTGGACCTTCGCAATGGTCCCACCGGCGCTCCTGGCGCTATGGCTGACCGGGTTGATTGACCCGGCGGCGCCGTGGTGATGATGTGGTGAATGATGTACGGAGGTGACTATGATAATGGGCAACTTAAGGGTGCGGGAATATGAAAGCTAAAATTTGGCCGTGGGAGTCAGGTGATCATGGGTATGTTTGTATGCCTCTGAAAAGAAATATTCCGGAGCCAAATGCAAACGGCAAACACGAGGACTGGAAGCTGGTTAACTGCCCGGCATGCGGAGAGGAGTGTTGGGAGAGCGATGTAGCGAGGAGATTGGTAAAAGCCCGCGGTGTGGATGCTCTCTGCACGAAGTGCGCCCTTAGAGCCAGCCTGCGGAGGGGTGATGCTCCAGAAGAATGAACCAGCAGGCCGGGGTGAGGAGGGCTTATCTGAGGTAAAGCTTAACACCCACAAAAGTCCATTACAAGGGAGGTGAAATAACAATGACACCAAGAGCACTTTTAAAGCGCGGCATCGAACTCGGCTGCGGGACACAGAAGGAGGCGGCCAGGCGGCTAAACTACAGCCCGGAGATGGTGAACAAAATACTGGCCGGGGAGCGTAACATTGCTCCTGAGGTCAAGCCAAAGCTATCCGGGATGCACCTGATAGCAGGCCTCGCCCTGGCGCAGGAGGCCACGGGGTATGCGATTTTTGACTACATAGACGGTGACAGACACCCAATGGTCATGCTGCAGCGGACGCTTAAAGAGGATGCCGAGGCGGATCAGTACTACATTTTGACACTGTGGAGATGAAGGAAGATTGAATGATGATATCGTCCTCGTCCGGCTGCCAAATGGAGAACCGCACACCAATGTCTCCAGAGTTATCACCCGCCATTCTCCGGACGGCTTTGAATGGGGTTACGGCGGCTCCGGACCGACTGACCTGGCGCTAAATATCCTGGCCGCAGTTATCGGGGCGGAAAAGGCCCAGAAAAACGGGCTGTATCAGCTGTTTAAATGGGCGTTTATTGCAAATCTGCCGGAGGAGGGTGGAACGATCAGGCGGAGCGATATCTTGGCCTGGTTGGATAGGTACGGGCTAATGGGATAAAGGATACAGCGTAAGGAGGTGCTGGCGTTGTTGTCGGGGTTTGAGAACATGACTAAAATCACCGCAAAGCTCGTAAAGGAGATTGAAGATGTAGTGGCTCCAAAACTGTTTAACATCAAAAACGGGACGGCTTCGGAAATGGAAAAATGTATTGTGCAGGAGTGTCTTGGGTATCTAAGCCTAATCAAATTTTCGTGCTTAAAACCTTCGGTAATTAAGCGATGCTGGGATAGTACGAACCTGAAGTACATGTAAAGCATTGTAAAGGGCGATTTGTCACTTCAAACGGTGTGGAGCAAGAGGTCTTTGATTTTGCGAAGTAGGAGGGGGGGGGATGCCCCAGACGCCGGCCGGTAGTCCGGGGAGTGGAGGGGTGGAGGGTGTACAGCGCTTTTTGCTGATACCAGCATACCCCGAAAGACAGGTGCAAAACAACCAGTTAATTCCACACAAAGGAGGTGAAAAAAATGGTAGGAATCGCACTACAAGAGGTTCGCAAAGAACGCGGATGGGCACGGCGGGTTATCGCTGGACTGATGAATGTCAGCGAAAGCCTGGTGAACGAATGGGAGAACAGCAGGCGGCAGGTAACCAACGCTATGCGCGAACGATTGGCCAGGAAGATTGATGACGGAAGAGTGTATATGGCGATGGGGCGTGAATCCACAGGTGGGCCGATGATGCCGCCATGGTTGGACGGGATAGATGGGCACCGCCTGGCTTGCGCCCTAAAGACTATCGAAGAATTGGAAGAAGCGTCGGCGGCTATCAAGAAGCTGATGCCGGTATTGGTAATGCAGCCGGATCGAATTACCGAGGCGGCAAAGCAAACGATTGCAGAAACCATGATGGAAATTATTGAGTCGGTTACGGCAAGCGAGAACACCTGTGCCAGACTGGCGAGGATATACGGCATCAGCCTGGCAGAGCTATGGGACCAACACGAATCAGAGCTCATTGAGAAGGGTTATTTACTCAGGGGCAAAATAGAAAAAAGCCCATTTAAAGGGCCAAAGATAAATATCTCATACAGAGTATAGCATCAAGGAGGGCGCTATGGCAAGAATTATTCCCTTCCCAACCCTGGGCGACAGAGCAGTCATCGAAACTGCCGTAAACGTGTTCCTCTGGACGCAAAGGGCGGACACGCGGATACAAATGCTTCGGACGGCCAGGAAGGTCCTGGACCGGTACAGCGTCAGAAAGCTCAAGTTCGGGAACTTCGTGGTGGAAGCTACGGCGCCAGGTTGGTCGGCTGTCAGGGGCAGGCGCAGGATAGACAGCAGGCAGTGTCCGGACTGCGGGGCTGATATGTACGAGTGGCCGGGAAAGGTGCGAATCCTGTCCATCCAGGAAGGCGTTGGCCGGGACGTGGTGAGCTACGGCTGCCGGTGCGGAAGTGTGTTTGCTAAGGTTGAAAAAGCTTGAAAGGAGGAAATGGGGTTGAAAATATTCCTGATATGCGCGGCGGTTGCCACATTCGCAGTGATTGCGGATTCGGGCCGATACGAAACAATTAAATCGGCGGCGATTGTAGGCGGATTCGCGGTGCTAACCTACTGTATCATTGATGCTGTAGCGGGGGTTTTTTAAAAAAATAGCCGCTTTTTAGCGGCACGACGAATCATTCAAGAAGATTATAACACGAAAGGAAAGGTGATTACAATGCCGAACCTGGACCGTTTCAGTCAGGACATCACCCCGGCGTACCCGCCGGAAGCGTACATCCCCGAATACAGCCCCATTTCAGAGAAGGAGGCCGAAATGATGAGTATGGCACAAGCCGCCGTGAAGGCCATTGAGAACGCCCGCAGCGCGGTTGATGGGCTGCTGAACTACATCAATATCAACATTAAAAAAGACAGACTGGGAGTGCTCGTCAGAAACCTCCGTGACCTGGACCAAGTCCCCGGGGAGGTTGAAATCAGCGATCACGATGGAGGCGAAGACAGCCCGTTTTCTCATAGGGCGGAAAAAGAATTTGCAGGGGTCGTGTTTTACACCTTCCTGCAGCCGGGGGAGGTGGATATGGAG